GTAAATGGGGCTGATTATGGCCTTCAAAAGTCATCAACAAACGCTTACGATGAGTCTATCGTTGCGGCTAATATCTTCAAAAACATACGAAAAAACGGGTGTGACTTAGCAGCGGGAACGGCTAACCTAGTGTTCAAGGATAATCAGTATTACGGCGTAGCGGATACTTATTTCCGCACTGACACAGTTAGTGACATACGAGTTACAGGTGACATTGTAGATAACGCAGACAGACTAATAAATCTTTCCACAGCTACAGGTATTACTTTTGACGGTGTCGTGCTTAGAAATTCCGGCAATACGTCAGATCGAGTTATACAAGTGACTGCTGAAGGTCAGGACGTATCGTTTAACAACGGTGTGCTTGAAGGTATCGAGTCGCCTGCTATTGCTGTTGCGAAATTAGACAACTTTAACGGTAACTACGTGAGGCTTGACTCACCCAGTCTGTCATCAATAATCAATTGCACAAATGTAAATGGCAATGACTTAAATTGCGCAATATCTCGATCAGTAGCAGGCCCTCTGGTCGCGTGTAACAATACAATTTACGGGCAGTTTGACTTAGGGTCAACAGCTCGTGGACTGATTTGTCTCTATGTTGGGGGGGTTAGCAATAAAGGGTCGATGATCTGTAATAACCGTATTGCTAACGCTGATCCTACAACTAACAGCCGAGCAATTTACATTGCCAATCAAAACAGTGAGTCGGGTAATGTTATTTGCACTAACAATCATTGTAATTATGACGGTTTGGGGGGGGCTGGCTCTAATAACAAATTAATTAGAGACGATAGCACCTCGAGCGTCGTTGCTAACAACATAACAGCATAGGTTTTTTGTGGAAATTGCAGAGTACGGCGACGGTGTGATTGCGGAGTACGGTGATGGCGAAATCGCGGAGTATGGCGGTGAGGCCACAGAGGACTCAGGCTTTACCGGCAGTCTTATTGGCGACTTGGTAGGCACAGGATTATTTGGTGGTTTAATAGGGTAAACATTATGGGCACAACAGTAATTTCAGCAACACGAGCGGCGGACGAATCGGTGACTGGCACTCTTGCAGCCGGCGAATCAATCACTTTTGGCGCCGATGGCATGAGCGATTCAGATGACCCAATTCTTATACTCAAGGCCACTGAATCTGGATATGGGCCAATAACCTATCTGGATAATAACGGCAAAGACTGCCAGGCCGAGCTTCGCAAGATGAGGAATACCGAGAAGATCACAGGCCCGCTTGACTACAAGCTATCTAAGCCGCCTACATACAACCCAGTAGACGTGGTTAGCTTTCCCTAATTCCAGCACGGAATACATCGGCATTAAGCCAAAATATTGACAAATCAAATGAGGTTAACCTATTATGTCTGACAACGGCAAAGTGTCCACTGAGGATACGCCGAAGGATAGACCAGCAAACGTCATCTCTTCGGAAAACCAAAACTTCGATACTCAAAAACCTACCGCCACACCAGATGATCAATCTGGTCAAAACTCAGAGAATGGCGACTCTGAAGACAATACAAAGGACACCGACAAGCAAGGTGGTTCGCAGCGCAGGCAGAAACGGCGCATTGATAAGCTCACGAAGGAACTCACACAGGTTAAAACCCAGCTAAATAATCAATCGGCTGAGAAAGATGCCCAAATAGAAGCCCTTCAAGCTGAATTAGCGCAGTTCAAGCAATCGTCTCACGCAAACTCAAAGCCTAAACGCGATGATTTTGATAGCGACGAAGATTTTGCAGAAGCCTATTCTGATTGGAAAAGTTCTTCAAAAACTCCTGCCAAGAAAGCCGAACCCGCCAAGAAGCCGGGACAGTCCACAACTCCATACGATGAGCTGATTGAAGAAGTCGTCACAGCCGGTGCTGATAAGCACGATGACTGGTCAACTATCTGGCAAGAAGCCCCCATGAACAAAGAAATGGCCATGGCACTTTTTGAAGAAGATGACCCAGAGTTAATTGCAGACGTAGCTATCTATCTGCATGAAACCTTTGAAGAATCAGCGAAGACATTTAAAGAATCTAATGGCAAGCCTCGTACAGCGGCCAAGCGTATGGATGCAATTATTGAAAAAGTGAAGGCTAAACAAGCCGAGTCTGACCAAGATGGTGAAGAAAACACCCAAAAACCTAGTAAGTCAGAACCGCCAGAACCAGCCAATCACTTGAGTACAGGTGGCAATGATGGCGGTGGCAGCACCAAAATCACAGGAAAAGAAGGCATGGCTGATTATGTGGCCAAGCGGAAAAAGCAAGAAGCCGAAAAACGTAGGCTTTAATCTCCGAGGATAGTAATCCTCGGTAACTAAAACGAGGATTTCTATCATGGCTAACACGCTAGTTACACCCACCCAGATTGCTCAAGAGGCACTGTTCCAGTTAGAGAACAATTGCGTTATGGGCGACAAAGTTCACCGCGAATACAAAGAGGAATTTGTAAAAATTGGTTCCTCTGTCACTATTCGCAAGCCGGTTAAGTTCGTTGTTTCTGATGGCGCTACTCGCGTTAATCAGGACGTTATCGAAGAAACCACCTCAATTACTATCGATGCTCGAAAGCACGTATCTTGGAAGTTCAGCACACAAGACTTAACGCTGACCATCGAAGAATACAGCGAGCGCTATATCAAGCCTGCAATGATCCAGCTTGCCAACAAAATTGATGTGGATGTGGCTACCGAAGGGGCCCTGAAATTCCATAACCTTGTTGGTACGCCAGGCAACACACCAGATGCATTCTCTGATTTGGCCGATGCTGCGCAGCGTATGGATAACATGGCGGTTCCAGATGACGGTAGCCGATGCCTAGTGCTTAACCCTGCTGGTCGATGGGGTATGGCAAATGGTTTATCTGGCCTATTCAACATGGAAATGGTTAATAACACTGTTCGTAAAGGTCGCCTGGGTGAAGTGGCAAACTTCGCAATCTATGGTGATCAGAACATTTATACCCATACAGTCGGTGATTATGATGGCACGCCATTGGTTAATGATGCCTCGTTCACAAACGATACCAACATCATTGCCTTTGACGGTGCAGGCTCCGATGTGGCTGGCTGGCTGAAGGCTGGCGACATTATCACGATTGCTGGTGTCTACGATATCAACCCTGTTTCACGTGCAACATTGCCTTACCTTAAGCAGTTCGTGGTGCAGTCTGATGTTACGACTTCAAGTAATGCGGGTAATATCACGGTTTATCCAGACCTCAATGATGGATCAACCACTTCAACAGCTGCCTACCAAACGGTAAGTGCTTTGCCTGCTAATAATGCGGCGATCACAATTTCCGGTACGGCTGAAGCAAGCTATCCCCAAAACTTGGCCTTCCACACTAACGCACTGGCGCTAGTTACTGTGCCACTTGAATTACCTGATTCGGTAAACTTCAAGGCCCGCGCTGACTGGAATGGTTACTCGATCCGAGTGGTCAAGGACTACGATATCGACTCAGATGATGAAATCATTCGTCTGGATATCCTTTACGGTGTCGATGCTATTTATCCTGAGCTTGGTGTACGAGTTACAGGCTAATCCGAGAAGGTGCTATCATAAAAGGGCTGGCAATGTGCTGGCCCTTTTTTAATCTACGCGGAGAAACCGACAATGCAAAAAACTGATAAGCCAAAGCGCTCTTTTCTTTTTCACCCTACCTGCCGCGAAGGCATGATTTTCGAGGGTGACGATATCGACTTAAAGCTTGAAGACGGCTGGGTTGATGATCCTACAAAGCTGGCCGATACCGGCAATCCTGATGCTGATTTGCTTGTAAGCCAAGGTAGTGAATTGCTCGAAGAGGCCAAAAATAACGCCGAACAGATACTAAACCGAGCTTCTGAGGAAGCCACGGAGATTATCAAGGCGGCGCATGATCAAGCGGCTGATATCATCGCCAGTGCAAAAGAAGACGGTGGCGGGGCTACATTGCCCGACAATAGTTCCGATGATGCATTGTCAGACCCTTCAGAAGATGTTGAATACCCTATTCTTGTAGAAGGTGTCTGGTATGATAAGGAAGGCGCATTCGATCCAGCCAAGCATGTTATGGCTCAGGGCGCTGATAAGCCCAAATGCACCAAAGACGGTACATTTAGAAAGCTGCCAAAAGCTAACTAAGAAAGGTAAAGGCCATGGGGAATTATGACAAAACAGCTCGGCAGTTATTGATTGATGCACTGCGGCTGATTAATGAGCCTGGCAAGGGTATGATGCCTAGCGATGGTGATCTTGATGATGCTTTCACGGCTTTTCAGGATATTATTACCTCAGAAGGTGTTGGTAAATGCTTTCGTCCGGGCATTCGTACCCACTTTTTCAACCTCAATAGCTCCCAATATTTATACACCTATGGCCCTGGCGGTGATTTTGATACCGATAATTTCTTTGATGAAATGCCGGTTCGCGTAGAATCGGCCTATATTCGCACTGGTGACACGATCACAGATAATGAGCTGATCACTAACTCCAAGTTTAATAATGGCAGCAATAGCTGGACGCTGGGCGCAGGCTGGTCTGTGCTCAATGGCGAAGCATTGTTTGACCAGTCGGTAGGTGATGGGACGCTAACACAGGCTTACACATGGGTTGCCAGCACGGTTTATATCATCAAATTTGATATCACGATTGATACGGGTGAAGGTCAATTTACTGCTGATGGCGGTGCATTTAATACCACTTTTTCAAGTTCTGGTAGTTACGAGTTCGAATACACAGCAACAACAGCCAGCTCGTCGGTTCAGTTTGAAAGCCTTAATGGGTCTGGTGATGCATTTAGGGTTGATAACGTATCGATTATTGAAAAGAACAAATACCCGGTTGAGCTAACCCTTAATCGAGGCAGTGACTACCCAGTCAAGTGCATGGATCAAACTACATACAACCAATTGCACTCAAAAGGTGATGGCGCTAGGCCTGATAAACTGCTTTACAGTCGGTCTTATCCGTTGGGGGAAGTGAAGTTCAACAACCAGCCAGGCACAGGTGAAATTATCATCATGGATGTAACCACGCTGCCGGTCGTGACATCAATTGATCAAAGCTTACCCTTTCACCCGAACAGTTATCGCTATTTGCGCTATGCCGTAGCTGATGAAATTTCACCCGAATATGGGAAGTCTCTCAGTCAAAGGCAGGTCAGAAAAATGTCATTGGCTAAAAATGATATGCTTAAAGGCAATAAGCGCATCAATATGCTTCGCTCTGACTCTGCGATATTAAATCGATCAAGCCGCTTCAATATAAATTCAGGAGATTACTAGCATGGCACTTAAGCAGATATTTGGCCCTGGTAATACTTTATTTGATGCCAGCGGCAAATTGCTCAAAAACTGCAAGCTGTATTTTTACAGCCCAGGAACAGACACCAAGATAACCACTTACTCTGATTCTGGGCTGGTCAACGCCAATACAAACCCCGTTATCGCAAATGGTGGCGGCAGGGCTACCGTATGGCTTAACTCTGATGCTGATCTGAGGATTGAGGATAAAGATGGCAATCTGATTGATACCAGCGAAAACATTAATCCTGATGATCTAACATCCTCTAGTGATTCCGGCCTTATACCAAACGGGTCTTTTGAAACTGACGCTAATTCTGATGGCATCCCTGATGGCTGGACTAATTCAGATGAATCTGGTGCCACTAATGCCATTGATAACACCAAGCAAACTGACGGGGTAAACTCCTTTAAGTTCTCATCAACCGGTGTGGGTGGAGGATCATTGATCACTGATGATTTTTTTCCAGTCAATGATGCTGATAACTTGATTGTTCAGTTTGACGTAGAAGCCTCTGATGCCACGGTGCATAACACAGTTGAAGTGCTATGGTATGACGCAGCACAATCATCAATTTCAACCAGCGCAGCCTATGATTCAACCAGCAACCCAACAACATTTACCAACCAAACAATCGAGGTTACCCCACCTTCAGGCGCTCGATTTGCTAAATTGAATATTATTGGTATAGATCCTGATACCCCAAAAACTGCCGATACTTGGTATGACAAGGTTAAGGTCTTCTATCCACAGGTTTTGGCGGGTGTTTTTGACAATATCACCATTCAAAACAACGAAATAATAAGCACCAACACGAATGGCGATATCAATCTAAACCCAGACGGAACAGGAAAGGTTGCCGTAGACTCTGCGCTTGAAACAACAGGCACTATAACATCAACGGGGCTTGTAACCGCTGAAGCCGGGGTTGCTTTTAATTCCCAAAAGGGCACAGGCTTGGCAGCAGGCACGGCATCAACTGACGCGGCAAGAATTGATCAGCTTATACCCGCAACTACCGCAGCACTTTTTATGCAAGCCGCAGCGCCTACAGGCTGGACGAAATCAACTTCCCACAATAACAAGGCGCTAAGAATTGTGAGTGGTTCTGGCGGCGGTACTGGTGGTGGAAATCCATTTACTACATCTTTTAATAGCGCTCGCTCAACATCCACAGTCGGAACAGGAGCCAGCGTTAATGGGCACACGCTATCAATTGGCGAAATACCCTCTCACAACCACCCAGGCAGCGCAACAGGCTCCGTATACGCAACAAATACAGCAGGTGCCGGGTTGAATTTAGCAGGTACGCCGGTAAATGCAGTGTCTACCGCTGTGAATGTAGCCCCTCAAGGTGGCGGCGGTTCGCACAGTCACGGCCTTACCGATCCGGGCCATGCGCACACAACCAACCTAGATGTCCAGTATGTTGATGCGATCATCTGCACCAAGGATGCTTATTAATGATAGATAAACCGCGAGATAACGTAACATGCCCTGCGACCATGCATGCTGAGAAGTGTATTGATCACTTTATGAATTGTCCTAAATGGATTAACGTGACAGGCAAACACCCTCAGTCTGACGAAGTGGTTAATCAGTGGGATTGTGCAGATACGTGGGTTCCTATCCTGCTTATTGAAAACAGTCAGCAGCAGCGGCAAACCGGCTCAGCCATAGAGTCTTTCAGGAATGAAATGGTTCGGGGGCAGGAAAAATCCGAAAAACTATTAAGCAGATCAGTAGAATTAATAGGTGGGCAGAATGACAATTTACAATGATATCGGTAGCGCCAGGAGCATTAGTGAGCTGGTTGTCATAAAAAAAACTGTCGAAGCAGGCCTGATCGCCTTAAGAGCGCAAAAAGCCCCTTTGCTTGCCGAATTAAAAGCCAAAAATACTGCGAGGCTACAGCTAAAGCAAGAGGTAGAATCTCTGCAAAAACAGGTAAATAGTATTGATTCTCAATTGGCGGGCTTTGATGGTAAAAAGCTCAGAGAAGCCATTGAAGACAGGGTTTGGCAACTGGAGTTCAAGGACTAAATGGCCAGAAAACAAACAATCCCCAGTATTGGCGGGAGCGCTAAAGACAAAGCTATCAGTGTAAATAATCAATTTACACAGAATATGATGCTGGCAAAAAAAAGCTTTGGCGCTAAAAATGAAGTGGTTTTGGAAAGCATACCCGGAAGGCGCGAGCTTGGCTCTGCTGGTGATGGGGCGTGTAGAACAAAAAAACTTTTGCCATGGAAGGGGCTGCTTTATGGCGTTTTTGGCACCAAACTGGTTTCAATATCTGATGCCTATGTTGTTACAGAAATAGGGACTCTAAACTCAACTATTGACACTGTGATCATGGCCAGAGGCAGGGATTATCTGTTTATTGTCGATGGTACTGATGGCTATACATACAATGGAACAACTTTTGCCGCGGTTTCAGATGCAGATTTTCCCGGCGTGAGTGCCGGAAGCGCACCAACGCATTGCAGTTATATTGACGGTGCATTTATTGTCCACGACCCCAGTAATGATAACTTTTACCGCTCTGATGCTGAAAACCCTACAAGCTGGAATGCTTTGAGCTTTGAAGCTGCAAGCGTATCACCTGATGCCGTTCTCGCTAATGTCGCTACTGAATCGATTTTGTATATTCTTGGTGAGACTACCACTCAGCCATATTACAACGATGGCAACCCTGATTTTCCTTATACCGTTTATTTAAGTGGTGTTGCTGAGGTCGGCATAGCGGCTAAATATTCAGTGGCCAAATCTGACGATGGTATTTTCTTTCTGGCCACAACGCCAGAGGGCGGGCTTTTCGTTTATCGTATGATTGGCACAGAGGGCATGGTGATCAGTGGCGATGAGCAGGACATCCAGTTTTTAAACCTAACAACATACGACAACGCTGTAGGCTTTATTTATAAGCAGGCAGGTAAATCATTCTACGTACTTCAGTTTCCTAGTGACGGCCTTACCTTTGTTTACAATATCACCATGCAGTCATGGGAAAACAGAAGCACCTATGGCTCTAACTGGGATGCAGGCGGCCATGGCGTTATTAACAACAAGAACATTGTAGGTAGCATTTCTGACGCTAAGTTTTATTTGCTTGACTTGAGTCATTATTCTGACGGTAATTATGAATTAATCCGAACCAGGCGCACACAAGTTATCCACAGCAACAATCAAAACATTAACTATGATGAATTTATTGTGGATTTTGATCCTGGTGTGGGCATAGCGTCAGGACAAGGCGAAGATCCTCAATGCTTGCTACGTTATAGCAATGATAGCGGGGGCTCATGGTCTTCTTGGCTTCAAGCAGGTATTGGCAAACAAGGCGAGTACTCTGCCAGGGCGCGATTCACTAAGCTCGGATCAGGTAGAAATCGCGTCTGGGAAATCAAAGTCAGTGCCCCGGTCAACGTAGTTATCAAGGGTGCTTTTGCCGTTATAACCGTTCTGGATGACTAATGACTAAACCGATTGAGCCATGGCGACAAAGAAAGATTGCCGACAAAGATGGCAACATCACGGAGAAATTTAGCCAATGGTTAGAGCTGCTTAGGAAAGGGGTAAACGAAGCCATGAGCGTTAGAGATTTTTATTTTGAAGTAGCTAATGGCAATGTTCCTGGCCATGAGATATGGAATAAGTTCGGCTATAACGCCAACATTCCCAACTCTGGAGCCTACGAAACAGTCTGGGCTAACTCCAATCTTTTTGTTCCGATGGCTTCTGCCGATACCCTTGACCTGGTTTCGACGAGCGCCAATGATGCGGCTGCTGGCACAGGCTTTCAGACTGCTGTTGTTTATGGCATTGACGCAAACTGGGATGCACAAATTGAAGTTATTGCCCTAAATGGCACCACAGCCGTAACAACCACAAAGACTTGGCTAGGTGTCAATCGCGTGGCCTGCTTCCTGTTTGGCTCTGCTGGCACGAATGTAGGCACAATTACTGTTGATACGAATACTGGTGCAAATAGGCAAGCCATTGTCCCGGCTGGTGGCGGCGTTACACAGCAATGCATCTTCTTTGTACCTCGTAACAGTGTATTTAATGCTCAGTGGTTATTTATAAACGGTCTAAAAACGTCAGGCGGTGCAACGCCAACGGTTCAAATCAGGGGACAGGTGTATTCAGATGTAAATAAAGGTGTTCAGGAAATCTTTAGAATGGGCCTTGATACCGGCATTGAAAACACACAAAGCATTGATCCAGTGCCATTGTCCTTCCCAGTCGCCGAAAAATCGATTCTATACTTTGAGGCAAATTCGGATCAGAATAATACTGAACTGAATATGAGGTTCTCAGGCATACTCAAAACCACTCCTTAGCCAGAAAGTGCGCTATACTCTGCCCATGAACGATATCAAGGCAACATCAACCGGCAATATCTATGACCTGCAAGCAGAAATGCTTAAACATGAGCAGGTTGACTGCCCTCTTGAGCATTTCTTTTCTGATGGAGCCTATGCGCGAAAGCTTACCATTCCTGCTGGCGTTACCCTTGTCGGCAAAAAACACAAAACCAGACACATGAATTTTCTGATGGCTGGAACCGTAACAGTGGTAACCGGCAATATCAAAGAAACCCTTACAGCTCCTTATATTTACGTTGCCGAACCTGGTTCAAAGCGGGCAATATTTGCACATACCGAGGCTATATGGGTTAATGTGCATGGCACAGAAGAAACGGACTTGGAGAAAATCGAGGCGCAAATGATCGAGCATGAATCCTTACCAAAACCGACTATAGCGGGGCTTGAATAATGAGCTGGATGGCAACGGCAATTGTTGGATCTTCGCTTGTTAGTGCTTATGCTGGTGGTCAAGCGGCTGATGCTGCGAGCGAAAGCGCAAGTAAGACGGCAAGCTCACAAGCTGATGCGCAGTTAAAATCCACTATCAGACAGATAGAGGAAATGGCCTATCAGTTTGATTACACGCAAGAGGCTTTGGCTTCTGGCCGTCAAATTCAATACAACGCTCAAAACGCATTTGCCACCATGATGGGCATTAATGGCCCTGCTACCTATAAGGCAATAGCACCTAGTCAGACTAGCTACCCATCATTGAACAGACAGGGCACCGTAAACACCGAGCAAGGCCCGGTATCTGCACAGCAGTATGTTGCCAGTGGGGGCAAATTTACGCCAGAGCAGCAGCGGCGGCTACAAGGTGATGTCGCAGGTTCGCCAGCTAATTTTGCAGCAAACCGGATACCCGACAGGTCAACACCGAACAATGCTTCCACTCAACAGCAAAGTCAAAACCTTCCTAGCCGGGAAAGGCTTGATGAATTAAAAGCAGCTATGGATGCCGAGCAAGCCGAACTTGATGGCTACAACAACCGAATGTCAGCAGGTGGCAGCACAGGCAGTAAGGAGCGAAGGAAACGACTGCAAAGCGCCATTGAAAAGGCTAGACAGCCTTATGAGCAAGAGCTTGCCCGCTATGAGAGCCAAGTACAAGACATATCTGGCTTTGTTGATCGCAACAACCAGCCACAGTTTTTTGGTGCAAATCAGGACTTTACCCCAACCATGGGCGAGTTTGGCTTTGTTGATCCAATGGCAGATAATCGCCAGCTTTCCGGCCCTTCATTGTCTGAAGATATTGTTTATCAGAATGTTATGGCCAACCAGCTTGCCCCTGATAGCTATCAAGATGATGATTTCTTTAATTACGCACAAGATAGCGGTATTACTGGTGATACCTTCCAAGAGTCCCCTGGATATCAGTTTGCGCTTGATGAGGGTATGCAGGCGCTAGAAAATAAAAACAGTGCTGGCGGAAACTTTGGCGGCAGAGCCATGAAAGAAGCTTTGCGCTATTCGCAGGGCGTGGCCAATCAAGAATATTACAATTGGGCTGGACTTCGAGGCAGGGATCTTGCCAGAACCGATCAAGCCTTTATGGATTTCAATAACCGGCAAGGGGTTGATGTCAGCCGGATGGATAATGCCACTTTAAGCTACTTGCAGCGCAGAGGCAGCGATATAAACCGCAGTGATCAGAACTATCAAAACTACCTTTCAAGGCTTCAGGGTACTTCAGGTGTTGGCCGCGATGTACAGGCCACAGTGGGCGCAGCTCAAAGCACAGGAGCAAGACTGGCTGACACATACCGAATGAAGGTAATGCGCTTACCAACATCTACGGGAACCAGGGTGCAAATGAGTCTGCTGCCGAAACAATGAAGTGGCAGGCCATCAACGATTCCGTTCAAGGCGGAGTATCTAACTGGGTTGCTTACAAGGGGTTGCAGTAATGGCCGGACGATTTCAGCCTTTTAGCTATGGCAATACGATGGCCCAAGTGGAAAACATCAAGGGTGCTCGTATTCGTAACCAAGCTGGCCAGATGCAGATTGATGAAATGCAGACGCAGCAAGCCAATAGGAAAAAGCGAAAAGATGTATTGGCTATGGTTGAGGGTATGCCTCAGCAAATTACAGCGCTTAAAGAGCAGGGGCTTTATGATGAGGCCAATGATCTGCGCACCCAATATGTCAATATGCGCAAAAACGGTATGGTTATCGCTGAAGGCATGGCTAAAAACCTCAATGAAGACAATTGGGCGCAAGCAAGACAGGATCTTATAGCGTCCGGCTCTATCGAGCCCTATGAAATGCCAACAAAATTCTCGCAAGAGTGGCTTGATAACAAGCACAAAAAAGCCAAAGCGGACTATAAAATTGTCACTGAAACCTATGGTACCGAAGATGGGCCAATGAAACAGGATGTTCGGGTGGTCAATGGTCAACGTCAAAAGGTTGGCAAACCGTATCCAGCATGGAAGCCATCAGAGAAAAAATCAGAGAAAGATAAAACAGGTCGCGGGCAGACAGGCGGATTAAAAGCCTCTGACAGTAACGCTATTGCCGGTGGTACTGCTGCTTTGTTTGGCGGTATTTACGATCCTGCAACCAACCAGATATCCGGCCTTGATCCTACCGAAACAAAAAGGATGGCGGCTATTGTCGAAGAAGCCGAGCGATTGTTTATGGCTAACCCTGAAATGGGCCATCGCCAAGCAGTTTCCGCTGCTGCTCGAAAAGCGGGTGTAGAAATAGATTCGCTCTATAAACCCAATGATCCACTTGGCCTGCTGAATTAATGAATGAGCAAATTACAAGAGTTCAAAGAGCAATACCCTCAGTATGCTGATGTTGAAGACTCAGCCCTAGCCGTAGCTATACACGAAAAATACTACAAAGATATGCCATACATGGAGTTTGCCAACTCTGTGGGCCTCGAACAGCCAAAGCTGCAATATCCTCCTAGCATTACCCAAAAAATAGACAATAAAATAAAAGCCCCAAAAACTCAGCTATCGAGCATCAACAGCCAGGGTAATAGTTCACTGAACCAATTTCTTACTGAAGAAAATCCTGAAGAAAAGGGATTTTGGAGTAATGCTTTTCGCAGGGCTGGTGAAAGAGCCACAGAGCTAGGCGGTCAAGCCCTTTCCGGCATTGATATTGTTTCCGATTACGCTGAAGAAAGCATCCCTCTTGGTGGATTTGTATGGGATGAAGGCTCTGTATTGCCCCGCTATGCCAATTCCGAGGAAATGGCGCAACTGTCCAAAGAAGGCAAAAACGTCCTTGAGCGATCCAGCGAGGGGCTAAAGGGCATGGATTTTGATTCTGTGCCGCAAGCCACATGGGATACGGTTAAAGATACTTTTGAAAAAGAAGGTGTTGTTTCCGGCATGGGCGAGGTCATGGCCTATGCAACTGAAACCGGTATTGCCAGCGTGCCCGATATGGTTGCCGTTGTTGCTAATTTGCCGGCTTATGTTTTCACCCGGTCTGCTGAAATTGGCGACGAAAGGGCCAAAAATAAAAACAAAGAAACCACTGATATCGTCGATATGATGGAAGCTGCCCCTTTTGCGCTTGGATCAGCCCTGCTCGAAAGGCTTGGCGCTAAAGGTATAACTGGCGTTGCTGATGAAATCCCAGAGGAAATAGGCAAAGAAGCGCTTAAACAAATAGCCAAAAATGCCGGTGGTGCTGCTGCTAAAGAGGGCGGCACAGAATTTATTCAAGAAGGCATCATAGAATATGTCGGCGAAAAGTACGGCACTGAAGCAAAAATGGATATCGCCGAAGCCCTAGAGCGTGGCGTGGCTGGCATGGTGGCTGGTGGTATTTATGGTGGCGCGGCCAGTGGCGGTATCGATGCTGCAAGGCAAGGGAAAAATGTTTTTGAAACCAATGAATCCCAGCTAGCCAGAGCCATAGAAATGGAAGTTGAAGGGGGTGAATTTACTACATCGCCACAGGAAGTAGCAGCGCAGATATTAGATCCAAAAGGCGCACAGATAGAAGCCGAAACTATATCAGAATATATTGATCAAGGTTTGCCTGCCGTAGTTGCTATGTCGTCAGAAGAAGCTCAGGAATGGAAAACCGCTGAAGATGCTGATCTTGATTTATCCACAGAGGCGCGTATGAAGCGGGCTAAGGCGATGGGGTTTGATACTGAGAAAATTTGGTATCACAGCTCGCCTCAAGAGCTGGAGGCTTTCGATAACTCTGTCGCTGGCGATGGTGCCCATTTTTTCACTGAAAACAAAGACCATGCCGATTATTTTACAGAGAATAGAAGGCAGAACACCTTCACAGGGTCTTACTACATAAAAACTGAAAATCCTATGGTTATTACTCAGGATTCTTTAGAGAATACTCTAACGGATGAAGACGTTGATGAAGGCGTTCTTCCTAGAGATTTGGTCGCTGATTTTGTAGAAAAAGCAAAAAAAGAGGGTTTTGATAGTCTGATCATAAAGGGTTTTGCAGATGTTGATTATGTTAGTGATGTTGTTTTACCCTTAAATGAAAATCAAATACGCTCAATCAACGCCGCCTTTGCCCCCGGCACTGAATCAAGCTCTGAGCTTCTTGCCTCCCGAAGCGCTCCCGAATCAAAACCCAGTCAAGAAACTAGAAGCCGCCCAACCCTATCAATGGCCAAGCCTTCACCAGAAATCCAATTCAGCGCAACTCAGGACTGGAACCCTGGTACAAACTATGCGCCGATCATTGGTCGGCATGGCGAACTACCGCTCGACCAAAACAATAGCTTTGTGCTGGGTAATGGCCGCAAGGTGCGCATACCTAAAAAGCCAGTGAACAGAAAAGCCGTGCTTGAGTTGTTTAAAAACCGTATGGGCCTCAAGATATTCACAGGAAGAATAAAAAGGAAAGGCGTAGGCGGTTATTACCGGCCAAAGCAGGGCGCAATTAGAATTAAAAGCCATAACGATCTTGAGGTAACAGCCCATGAAGTTGCTCACTGGATGGATGAAAAATACCCCTGGATCAAAAGGTTATACAAACAATATCCACAGGAAATGGCAGGCGTTTCTTATGATGCTGATTTAGATTTTGAAGGCTACGCCGAATTTATGCGCCTTTTTATGACACAGGAGCAAGAGGCTATCCAGCGAGCCCCTGGCTTTTATGATGCATGGATGGGTGAACTTAATAAGCCTGGCCGCGAAAAGCTGCGCAATGCTTTGTTTGATACCCAAGAGCTGATGCATGCATGGCATCTTCAAGGCTGGCGAAAGCGCATGGTCAGTAAAGTTGGTGATGATGGTTTAAATATATCTCAGCGCACAAAGCTGGCTATGACTGGCGGGCTCGATAAAAGCCTTCAGAAAACCTTTGACCAGCTTCATTCAATCAAGATTGCTGAAACTGAAATACGTGGTGGCACTCAAGATGCCACTATCAGCCCCTATAAGTCTTTCCGGTTAGCTGCTGGCCACATGGGTGTAACTAAAGCGGTTATGCACTATGGCACCATTGAATGGAATGAAGCCGGTGATATCGAATTTAACGGTAAATCGATCCGCGATATCTTCGCCCCTGTTGAAGATCAGATGGAAGATATGCAGCTTTACATGGTGGCCAGACGCGCACAGGAGCTTGACGAACAAGGCCGGGAAAACCTATTCAGACCTGATGAATACCTACCTGCATTGCAGCTTGGTGATAGGAATCCAGCGATCAAAAAGGCGTTTGAGGAATGGCTGGAGTTTAACACTCGAATGCTGGACTTCTATCAGCAGTCTGGATTGATCAGCGATACTCAGCGCAAAGCCATCGAAGAAATGAACAAAAATTACGTACCATTCAACCGCATTGTGGAGACTGCCAGCGAGCTCGGCAGGGGCAACAAAAGCCATGTTGCTAAAAGCGGTTCACCATTTATGCGCTTAAAGGGTGGCTCAGCCAATATCAATGATGTATTTGATAACATTCTCAACAACACCAGCATGATGATCCATATGTCTTTGCTCAATCGAGGCAAGCAGCAGCTTTACAATATGATTGATAACGCTGACAACCAGATGGGTGGTCAGTATGCAGAAAAAATCCCGACAGACAGCAAGAAAATTAATATCGATAACGAGCAGGTCAAAAAAGCCTTTGTTCAAGGAATGGGCCTAACGTGGGGCGAATTTCGGAAAATGGAGGCGATGCCCAAAAATGAAGAAGAAGTGCAGATGATTAACTTCATTAATGACACTTTTGCTGAAATGGGCGATTTTGTTAGCTTTTGGCAGTTTGGCATAGACCCCAAAGGCGATGTTGATTTTGTTTTCCGTGATGGGAAAAAAGAGTTTTATGAAATAGTTGATCCGATGCTTTATGAATCTATCCAGCTATTAGGGCCACAATCCCATAACTGGGCAGTATCAGTGCTTGGTGGCTTCTCGAATATGCTTCGCCGTGGTGTTACCTCGACACCCGTTTTTCAGGCCAAAAACTTTATTCGTGACACGATGAACGCTTTCACGCTTTCAAGAGGTCGTATGGTGCCTGCTGTTGATGCTATGAAAGCGGTATTCCAGCGCATCCATGATGACCCTGTGTACTGGGATTACATGGTCAATGGTGGCGGTTTTGCGACAATGGCAGAAGCCGATGGCATTAATGCCGATAGGATCATGGACCCTCGAAGCTTTTTATCAAAATACGATGAAATTATCGGCTCAATGGAAACGGCAAACCGACTGGCTGAATACAAAGCCATGCTAAAACAGGGCTCCTCAAAAAGAGAGGCGGCTTTTGCTGGCCGCGAGATATCCACTGACTTTGCAATGAGAGGTTCTAGCCAGGCATTGCGCGTCATTACCATCAGCATCCCGTTTATGAATGCCAGAATGCAGGGCCATTATCGTATAGCCCGTGAAGTCGGTCAGAGACAGCCAAACGGTAAATTTAGGTTTGATCCATCAGGCACATACAACTACGCACTACGCGCCACACTGGGCATTATGCTACCTTCCTTGGTGCTATATATGCTCAACCGAGACGATGACCGCTACCTTGAGCTGCCTGATTACGTGAAAGACTTAAGCTGGTTTATTCCTACCGGCACAGGAGAAGATGACTATATTCTAATCCCCAAGCCGTTTGAAACCGGTATGTTATGGGGATCGGTGCCAGAGCGCATGATGGCTAACTTGAGAGGAGAAGAGCATGGCGAAGAATTAACCGATGCTATGTTATGGATGGCCATGGAAACCTTCGGTATTGATTTTGTGGCCCAAGCTTACAAGCCATGGGACGACCTGCGCAGAAACAAAAGCTTTACCGGTGCGCCCATCATTCCTGAATACATGCAACATATAGAGCCAGCAGAGCAATACAGAGCCTATACCAGCGATTCGATGATAGCCCTTGGCCGAGCCATGAATATCAGCCCTATCAAGGCAGAGTATCTTGTGAGAGGCTATTTTGGTACGCTTGGGACATGGGCTCTTGGTGCTGCTGATTATGTTGTAGGCGATATGTCAGAGGGTGGCCAGCGAGTAGCTACAGACTGGGAAGATAATGTTTTGCTTTCGCCGTTTGTTAATGATGGGCCTTTGAAGCGCACTAAGTCAGAAAGCAAAGTTTATGACATGCTTAAGGAAACCCGTATTGTTACTAACACAATCAGGGATATGACCAGACGCAGCCCAGAAAGGCTTGAGGAATACATCAACAGCGATGACCACAAAGCCATCTATGCTACCAATAAGATGCTTGAGCGGCAGTCTAAGGTACTGCGCGAGCTGCGAAACACCCAAGATGTTATCCGCTACAGCAAGGACTTAACGGGTGAAGAAAAAAGAGATAAACTTCACGAAATCCAGAGAGTTATAAACAAAGTCACCCGCGCAACTGCGCAATCGATAGACTTTGATGAAATGGAAAAATTGATAGAGTCTGCCCCGCAGGAAGATTGATAAATGATATCCAAAGAACTACCCCGGTTTTGCACATCCGGCAGAGCCATGCCGCATCCTTCCGGCATCATCACACATTACTTTTCTTGCAAGAATGTTGACCCTGAAAACCAGTTTGATTTGCAGCGGTGCTGGGATTTGATGGTTGATTTGAACCTGCCAAAAGAAGAACGTAGCCGATACCTTAAGTTTCCCGACAGCATGGAAGGCAGAGCCTATGCCAGCGCCCATGTTTTGATTGGCCGAGGTGGTGAGGTCTGGAAGTTGGTGGATTTTGAAAAGCAGGCTTATCACGCCGGATACTCAATGCTCAACGGCAGGCCCAACTGCAATGCCTGGACACTGGGGGCCGAGCTGATTGGCACCAACACCAGCGGTTTTACCGATGAACAGTATGAAGCGTATGCTAAATTTATTGTTGAAATGATGGGTTTATACCCTATTGAGCTTGATGCTTTGGCTGGCCATGATGCTGTACGCTATGAAGCGAATATGGCGGGCACAAAAAAAGCCGCTAGAAAAATTGACCCTAGCGGCAAGCACGATGGAAGCGGTGATAATTTTGAATGGGAGCGGCTATCTATCCTGATAGATCAGCTTAGTTCATAGCCTCCTGCTCTGAACCGATACCGGAATCCATATATTGCTCTAACTTCTTCAAGACGCAATGGAAAAGCGCTAGAGTATCTTTATTGGCTGCTTGCTGGTGCTCTAACTGCTCAGCCTTAGTATCAAGCATTGTCTCAAAAGCATTCGTGTCTGCTGCTGAAACGATCCGGTTTTTAAACATCAGTGTTTTATCGATAGCAGCCTGAACACCTTCAATCTGATTCTCAACCGTCCTGATATCTTTTATAACTTGATCACGGCACAACTCAATAAAATCGCTGCCAGCATTAGGATTGGGCTGGCCGGTGATTGGGTTGGAGTTCGGGTCAGGAACTAAAATCTTTATCATAATCTGATTAAAAAGCCCTATTAGCGCATCATCAGCCCTTTCTTCTACGGGTGGTTTCATTTCTGTAAAGCCTGTTTCATCGTAATGCTGGCGCCGGATCTTGTCGCCCAGCACATCCCATGCTCGGCGCACTTCTAAAAAGGCAGCGTTGTCGCCAGTCTCTTGGTTATCTGGGTGATATTTACTGGCCAAGCTTCGATACTGGGCCTTTATTTCTTCTTGCGATGAGGACTTATCAGAGCGCAGTACAATGTATGGATTAAATGTTTGCGTGTTCAATTGCTATCTCCTGATTAATTTAAGCATGCCCCCAGAGGGGCGAGTTATTAGTTGTTTGCGAGTTTCCGCATATCCTCCATAGCATCTTCGTCGCTATCAAAAAACCTGCACGGGTTAATCTCATAACCACTTTCACGATAAATTAATTGTGCAGCAAGACAGGGGCCATAAAAAGCTTCAACTTTTTTGCCCTCGTCTCCAGCCAAGAATGTGACCCACCCAGCCCGGCAATGTGTTGTTTCGCAAGTATGCCAATCCGACATATCAAGCGCGCCTTCCCGTGATGCAGCCTGATACACGGCCTTATGGATATCTTTGATTTTCGGGATGACCAGCTTTTTCCCTTTAACCTCATTTTTGTAGCTGCAATCGCTGCAATAGCTGCAAGAGCGGCAATCGCTGCAAGAGCGGCAATAGCTGCAAGAGCGGCAAGAGCGGCAATAGCGGCAATAGCTGCAAGAGCGGCAATAGCTGCAAGAGCTGCAATCGCTGCAATCGCTGCAAGAGCGGCAATCGCTGCAAGAGC